AAAGCATTCATAGCATTAGAAAAAGGATTAGAGCGTGGAGATTTTAAATTTACTCAATTGTTTTATGCGTACTATGCTGGAAAACCTAGAGAAACTAAAGATATAACTTTAACTACTGAACAACCTATATTCAATATTGATGATATAGATGATTTAGATTAGTTTTAAGCAACGATAATGGAATTTATAGTAACTACAGCGTTGAAGAAATTATTACGTCTTAAAAAGCGTATAAAGGTTGTTAGAGGTGGTACGTCTGCTTCTAAGACCTTTTCTATCTTACCTATCTTAGTTGATAGAGCTATTAAGACACCAAATTTAGAAATATCAGTTGTGTCTGAAAGTATACCGCATTTACGTAGAGGTGCATTAAAAGATTTCTTAAAGATTATGATGTCTTTAGGCAGGTATAACGATAGTCAATTTAATAAGAGTACTTTAAAATATACGTTTGGTAATAATAGTTACATTGAATTTTTTAGTGTAGACCAACCTGATAAGTTAAGAGGTGCAAGAAGAAACGTTTTATATGTTAATGAGTGTAACAATGTAGATTTTGATTCTTACTATCAATTAGCTATTCGTACAAGTGGTGAAATATGGTTAGACTATAATCCATCTTCTACATTCTGGGTTGACAGGGAAATAATAGGTAGTGATGATGTAGATTTTATTACGCTTACTTACTTAGACAATGAAGCATTGCCTGAAACAATTATTAAGGAAATAGAATCAGCTAAAGAGAAAGCTAAAACATCTTCTTATTGGGCTAATTGGTGGCAAGTGTACGGACTAGGTCAGACAGGAAGCTTAGAGGGTGTGTGTATTCCTGATTGGCAGGAAATAGATAACTTACCTGAAGAAGCTAGATTATTGTGTTATGGTATGGACTGGGGTTATAGCAACGACCCTACAAGTTTAATAGCTATGTATAAATATAATGATGCTTATATCTTTGATGAATTGGTTTATAAAAAAGGTTTGTTAAATTCAGATATTAGTAATACTTTTAAATCATTAAATGTTAATGATATAGTTTACGCTGATAGTGCAGAACCTAAATCAATAGCTGAGTTAAATAGTTACGGTCATAATGTATTATCAGTATCAAAAGGTAGAGATAGTATCGTTTATGGTATTAATTTAATCAATCAGAATAAAGTTTATGTAACTAAGCGAAGTAAGAATTTAATAAATGAACTTAGAAACTATATATGGATGACAGATAAATCAGGAATGAAATTAAATAAACCTATTGATGCTTACAATCACGCTATAGATGCAATGAGATACGCCATTACAAGCCAATTAGAGAATCCTAACAAAGGTAATTATTTTATTTATTAATGACATACGGACAATACATAGCAGTTATACAATGTTACATTCATCATTTAAAGGGTGTAGAAGTACAGATAAACCTACCTAGAAACATAGGAGAGATAAAGAAAATGAAATTAATGTATGATGAAGCAATTAAAGAATTGATATTATGAGTTTAAATAGAAAGTACTTAGAATTAATTGAACCTGAAAACATCATAGAACAATTTAATAGTGATGATGAATTTATAGAGTGGTTGATGATAGATGAGAACGGAACACATTTAGATGATTTATATTTCACTTTAAAGAAGTTTGAATACGCTGAAATGTATTATTATTGCGAAATAATTAAAACAGTTATTGAGGAAGTCTTTATGGATAAAATGTTAAAATTATGTTAAAATAATTAAAAGCTTTTTTTATTTGAATATTGGTTGTATCTTTGACATATCAAAACAAACAAATAGAAATTATGAAAACACAAATTGAAAATAGAATAGCTGAAATAAGAAATATGATTAACTATTCAAATTTATCAGAAAGCGAATTGACTACTTTATTAATTGAAAGAGATAAATTGAACGAAACATTAAGGTCAATGAAAGATAAAACAGAAGTTGATTTAGTAGAAAGTATGAGAAATTCAATGTTATACTAAATGAGAGGTGGCAAAAAAATAAATAAAATTATGATAAGAGAATACACAAATACAACATTTGATGGAAAAGTAATTACAATGTACACAGCTAAATACAATAACTTAGAGTATCACAATAGTAGTTATGATGCAGTTGCTTTATGGTTAGAAAAACAACAAAATAGAGTATCTATAATGGATGATATAATAAGAGATAGAGCTATTCAGGCTTTTTATAAAGATAGTAAGATAAAGGATTAAATAAATACGGTGTTAAATTAGTTTTAAATTGGTGGTCAGAAATGGCTGCCTTTTTTTATTTAATACAATTATCATTTAATTTTATTATTATACAAACAAGTTAAAATGAAAGTACAGTTAAAAATACCTACAACACTAAACGAAATTAAACTACAGCAGTATCAGAAGTTTTTGCAGATAGCTAAAGAGAATGAAGAAAGCGAATTTCTACAGCAAAAGATGGTACAGCTATTTTGTGAAATAGATTTAAAAGATGTAGCATTAATTAGATATAAAGATGTAATGGAAATTACAAATAGTATCAATACAATGTTTGAAAGTGAACATAAATTTATACAGAGGTTTAAACTAGGTGGAACTGAATTTGGTTTTATTCCTAACTTAGAAAATATGACTACAGGCGAGTATATGGACTTAGACACTTATATAACAAGCTGGGATACTATGCACAATGCAATGGCGGTACTTTATAGACCTATAACTAGAAAGATTGGTGACAAGTATGAAATAGAGGAATACAAAGGTTCAATCACTTATGCTGATGTTATGAAGTTTGCACCAGTTGACGTTGTCTTAGGTGCTGTTGTTTTTTTTTACAGTTTAGGCAACGAATTATTGAAAAGTACGATAGATTATTTGGAGGGGAACAAGGAGCTTCAGAGTATTCTGAACAGTCACAATTCGGTAAAAGATGGGGATGGTATTCAAGTATCTATGCTATCGCTCAAGGAGATGTTAGAAGATTTGATGATGTTTCAAAGTTACCAATTTCACAAAGTTTAACTTGGTTATTATTCGAGAAAGAAAAAACAGAAATAGAAATGAAATTAATAAATAAAAAATGACAGGATTTTATCAAATATTAGATTCGATTAAAAATCAACTAACTAAAGATGCATTTGTTAATACAGTTACTTATGGAAACTTATTTGATATTGATTTGAACAAACAAACTATATTCCCTCTAAGTCACATAATGATAGGTTCAGCTAATTATAATTCAAACGTTTATATATACAACGTTTCAGTTATTTGTATGGATGTAGTTGATGAAAGTAAAGACGAGGTAACGGATATATTCACAGGCAATGACAACGAGCAAGATGTGTTACATACTCAAGAAATTGTTGCACGTAGATTATTGGAAATGTTAAGTAGAGGTGATTTATTTGATGACGGTTTTCAATTGGCTAACAACACAGCAAATATTGAATATTTTACAGATAGATTTGAAAATAAAATAGCTGGTGTGACTGTAACTTTTGATGTGATTACTAAAAACGAAATGAGTATTTGCGATGGCTGTTAACAATTTAGAGACTGTTAGACAAACCTTAGAAAACTTTAAAAGATATGTAATACAACAATCAAGAAGTAACTTAACTAAAGGAGATAAGAACGTTTCTAAAGACTTGTATAATAATATTAAAGGTGAAGTATTAAGCGAAGAAGATTACTTTATTGTAGGTTTTTCAATGCCTTATTACGGACAGTTTCAAGACAAAGGTGTTAAAGGTAAAAAGAGTTCTAACAGAGCGCCAAACAGCCCTTTTAGATTTGGAACAGGTTCTGGTAAAAAAGGCGGATTAACTGATGGAATTTTAAAGTGGGTTAAGGCTAGACGAATACAATTTAGAAATAAAAAAGGAAAGTTCTTGAGTTATGAAAGTACAGGATATTTAATTTCTAAGAGTGTATTTAACAAAGGTTTAAAGCCTAGTTTATTTTTCACAAAGCCATTCGAAGCAGGTTATAAAAAGTATATTGATACTGATTTAATTAAAGCGTTTAGCACAGATATAGATTTAATAATTGATAACATAGAACTAAAAAAATGATAATATACACACGAAGCCCTTATTTTATTACAGTAGACGAAGCTTCACAAGTAGGAAGTAAGATTGAATTGCGAATATGGAACGGTACAGGTTCAGCGCCCACTGGAGCTACTTACATATTAAGTAAATCTATTGCGTCAACTACTCAAAGAAAAAATAGTTATAATATAAGTCCTTATATTAGAGAATACATTGAGAACGTAGCACCTATTTATACAGCAGATAAAACTGATAGCATTAATATGTGGGCAAATGTAGAGGTTAAAAGATACAAAGAAACTTCTATAGGTGTTTACTCGTTGTTAAATACTACAACTTATTTAGGAGTTTATGGTTATACTCTTTATACTCAGGGATATAACTTTACAAATGCTTCAAATGATTTTATACCATTAACAAACGTTGAAAAAGATATAAGATACAATAGAGATAGCTTATATCCTTATATAAATGTATTAATAAATCCAAGTACAGAATTAAACATTATAGCTACTTATAAAGATTTATCAGGCGGTAATATCGCAAATGTTAATTATACTTCTACTAAAGGAATGTTAAAAGTTCCTGTAACTTTAGCAAATAGCAATTACGATAACGGAAATACATTAACAATTAAATACACTTTATCTGCTGTTGATTATACATTTATCTATAGAATAATTCCTGTTTGTGAACCAAAATACACACCTGTTATTTGTTCTTTTATTAATCGTTATGGGGGCTGGGAGTTTTTAACATTCTTTAAGACAAGAAAAGATGATATAAATGTAAAAGGTAGTAATTATAATTTATTGTCTGATACGTTAGATTACAACTACCAAAGAGGGCAAAGCAAATCTTTTAATTTAAACGGAAAACAAACTGTAAAATTAAATACTGGATTTGTTCCTGAGAATTATTCTAGTTCTATTCAGGATTTGCTATTAAGTGAAACTGTTTTATTAGATGGAAAACCTGTTGAAGTTAAGACACAATCAGCCAATTTAAAAACATCATTAAACGATAAGAATATAAATTACGAATTAGATTTTGAGTATTCATATAACCTTATAAACAACGTAATATAATGGTAACAGTTGGCTTATACATATACATAAATGACGAAGCAAAAAGAATTGAATTATTCGATGACGAAAAGATTTCTATTAATTCTTCTATTCAAAACATATCAGATATATCAAAGGTTTATACTGACTTTAGTCAATCTTTCACAGTACCTGCTACTAACAATAATAATAAAATATTTAGTCATTGGTATGAAAGTAGCATAGACAACGGCTATGATGCAAGAAACAGAAAAAAAGCTTATATTGAATTAGACACGATACCATTTAGAAAAGGTAATATTCAGTTAGAAAAAGCAACTTTAAAAAATGGCAAGCCTGAAAATTATACAATAACTTTTTTCGGAGCGTTAGTTTCTTTAAAAGATACATTTGCTGAAAAGAAATTATTTGATTTGGATTTTAGTGCATATAATTTTGAATACACAGGTGCTGATGTGGTGAGTAGGGTTAACAGTACTGTTTCAAACGATGTTAAATTTCCTTTAATTAGTTCTAATAGAGCTTGGCAAGATACAGGAACGACTGATAATATTACAACAAGCGGAGGAGCTATGTTAACAAACGAACTATTTCCTGCTTTAAGATTAAATAAAGTTTTTGATACAATAGAAAGCTTTTATGGTATTACGTTTGAGAGTAATTTCTTAACAGATGCAAGATTTACAAATGCCTTTTTATATTTAAAAAATGCCGAAACTTTTGTTACGAAAAGCGCACCAACAAAGATAACATTTACAACGAGTTCAGGATTTCCTTTAGCTAGTAGATGGTTTCTTGGTTCTTCCTTGACTTATGTACAGCCTGTAACGTTTAATAATACTTCGGCAACATTAACTATCACAGCTAATAATTTAAATATAGATTATTCTATTTTAGTTTATAAAAATGGTTCTTTAATTTCTACATTTCCAGTACCCAACAAAGCAGTTTCCGTTAATGTGTTTAACGTTATTAATTTTACTTCTAATTCACCAAGTAATGTAGGTAGTTATGAATTTTATTTACAATCAGAAGATATAATGAACTATGCAACAAGTTTAAATGTTAGTGTAGTTTCTTTTGGTTCAGCCACAGCAAGTAACGCTTCAAAAACAACTACAGGAATAGTAAACGTGTCTAATTATATGCCAGATATTAAAGTACAGGACTTTTTTAGTGGAGTTTTAAAGATGTTCAACCTTACTTGTTATAGTGAAACTGAAAATGTATATCAAATAAGACAATTAGAGGAATGGTATAACTCAGGAAACATAACAGATATAACAAAACATATTATAATCGATAATTTAGATATAGACAGAATAGAAACCTTTAATAAGATTAATTTTGGCTATCAAAAATCAGAAAGTTTAATGAATGTAGCGTATAAATCGAATAACGGTGTTGAATATGGTGATTTATTAGCTGAAATAGATTCGGACGGAGGCGAATATAAAGTTGATTTGCCTTTTGAAAATATGTTATTTAATAAATTTACAGGTCAAAACCTACAGGTAGGTTACGCATTGAAACAAGATTTAAAGAATTATCAGCCTAAACCTATTATTTTATATGATTATGGTACTTTACAAACTTGTAATTTCTATCTAAAATATGACACAATTAACACAAATATAACTACTTATAACGCTTTTGGTCAAGATACTTTAATAAGTGGTGTTAATTATAGTTTGAATTTTGATGCAAATATAAGTTCTTTACTATTAACACCAATTAACAATAGTTTGTATAAGATGTATTATGAGAATTACATAAGTAATATATTTAATTCTAAGCAACGGAAATACAATGTTAAAGGTTTACTACCAATTAGCTTATTAACTAATCTTAAATTAAACGACAGGCTTGTAATACGAGATAAGAGATATATTATTAATAATATGAAGATAGATTTAACAACGGGTGAGGTTGATTTTGAACTGATAAATGATTTTAGAACATTATGATAAACAATATTTTACAATTATTAGCGATAGATGAACACTACGCTAAGAGTGAATTAATAGAAATAGCAAAAGGAAAATATGAAATTCCAAAGAGTTTCAAAGTAGGATTTAAACAAATTAAAAGATTAATAAAATGGCAGAAATAAAAACTGTAGAACTACAAATAAAATCAAATGTTAATACTGCTTCGAAAGAGTTTGATAGTTTTGCTAAATCGATAAAAGCGGTTGATAATTCTGCTACGAATTTAGATGCTACATTTGAAGAAGTTTATGGTGATTTAAAACCATTGACGACTAGAATGGGTGAAGCAGAAGATAGGCTTTACGAATTAGCTTTAGCGGGTAAACAAGGAACGCAAGAGTTTAAAGATTTGTTACAATCTGTAGGAAACTATAGAAAAACACAAATTCAAACTGATATGGTAGTAGATGCTGCTGCTACTACATTAGGTCAAAAATTAACAGGTTCATTAAATGCTGCGGCTGGTGCTTTTAGTTTGGTTCAAGGTTCTATGTCTTTATTTGGAGCTGAATCTGAAGATGTAGAACAAGCTATCTTAAAAGTTCAATCTGCAATGGCTATTAGTCAAGGTGTAGAAACAATCACAGAGGGTGCTAAAAGTGTT